GATGCCAGTGGTTTTTATAGTATTTCATTTGATGTTAGAGAGGTTATTACATAGTGCCTAGAAGTTTATCTACTGATCTACAAACTCAAGTATCATCAACAGCAACTAAGACAGCATTTCTTGTTGAACTTAACTTATCATCTACCATTAGATTAACTGATTGGTATTCAGATGTTACCTATGATTCTAATTCTTATGAGGCTGGTGGTTCTTTTTTATCAGTTGATGCAATTATGGAAACAGGGCAATTAGAAGTAAATGAAATAACAATTGGATTTTCTAATATTACAGATCAGGTTAGGTCTTTAGTTCAAGATGGCTCTTTTACAGATAAAACAGTGGATATTTACTTAGCCTATTTTAATTCAGACGAAACAATTGTAGGTGCTATAAATTATTTTACAGGGCAAATTAGAAGCGTATCTATAGATGAAAGCATAAATGGCTCAACATTATCTTTAATAGTCGCTTCACATTGGGCAAATTGGAACTTAACTAAAGGCAGGCATTACTCTGATGAATCGCAACAAGGCTTTAGTACAGGTGATAAGGGTTTTGAATTTGCTACTCAAGTTAAATCAGATGTAAGGTGGGGTTCTTAAATGTCGTTTTGGAGTGCTGTTGGTAAATTTTTCTTAGATGTAGGTAAGGCTGTAATTGAATATGCAAAAAACAATCCTGTAAGTTTTGGATTACAGTCTGCTACATTAATTGTAGGCGTTAAAGGCTTCATGCAAGCTAGGCAAATGCAAGCCAAAGGTCAAGATATCTTAGCTAACAAAACCTCTGCTGGTGGAAAATTACCTGTTATATATGGAACTCGTAGAGTTGGTGCTCAGGTCATATATATGGATGTATCTGCCAATGATTCAAGGGATTTATATGTGGTCTATGCTTTATCAGTTGGCGAATGTGATGAAATAATTGGAAGAACTATTGAACTTGATGGCAACCCTTTAACTGACTCTGCAAGATTTAGAGATGGGGGTTATATTGGTTCAGATAAAATTACATCAGGTAATTATTCTTTAAATACAGTCTCACAAAATGGCACTGGTATAGATGCTGGTGCTGGTGGTTTTGGTTCAAGTCCTACATCTAAATATAGATATGTTATGAATCTACATCATGGAGCTGCAACACAAACAGCAGACCCTATGCTTGTTGCTTCTATGCCTAACTGGACTACAGCACATAAATTAAATGGTGTTGCTTATATAGCAGCTCACTACGGCTATGATAAGGAAGGTATTTGGTCAGGAATTCCACAACTAACAGTACAGGTTAGAGGTAAAAAAGTATTTGACCCAAGAGACACCAATCAAACATTTGGAGATGTATCTACTTATGAATATTCAGATAATCCAGCTTTATGCTTCCTTAATTATATAACTGACAATGAAGTAGGTAAGGGATTAACACAATCACAAATTAACATGAGCACATTTACTGCTGCTGCTAATGTTTGTGATACAGAAGTTGACCAGCCTTATTTTAATGGTGTAGCTCAATCTCTTACTTGGTCAGGCAATGCTGGAGATGACTTTATAACCATTGGTGGAACTGACCCTAATACTAACTGGTGGCAAAATAAAGTTGGAGAAGTAGTAGATATTAATGATGCAAATGGCAATCTAATTGTAGATGGTAAAGAAATTAAAGATGTACAGAGAAATGGATTTTACGACCAAAATGATGAATACATTGTTTATATAAATGACACATTAGGCTCAACATACTCCTCTCAAACAGGAACATCTTTAGTTAAGGTAAAAAGATTTCATTGTAATGGTTATTTAGATGCTAATAAGAATGTAATGGATAATGCAAAAGAGCTTCTTGCAAACATGAGAGGTATCTTTTTATATATAAATGGTAAATATGAATTATCAATAGAAGATACAGGCACTTCTACATTTAGCATTAATGATAATCATATTATTTCTGATGCTGGTATATCAGTTGATTATGGTAATAAAGATAAAAAAGCAAATAAGGTTATAGTTGAATTTTATAATGCTAATAAGAAATATGAATTAGATACAGCTACTGTTTTACATGATGCAACCCCTGAATATTATTCAGATGATGGTGATGAAATATTAGAAATAAAGGCTGAGTTCCCTTATATAAGCGACCCTTATATAGCCTATAACATGGGTAAGGCAATTCTAACTAGAAGTAGAAATCAAACCACTATGCAGTTCTTAGGAACTCCTGAGATGTATAAACTCAACGTAGGAGATATAGTAGATTTAACTTATGCAGGCTTAGGATTCTCAGGAAAGGTTTGTAGAGTTGAAGCATTAGAATTACAACCTAATGGATTGGTTGCAGTTAGCTTAATAGAATATTTTGATGTTTATACATGGGAAGTACCACCTCAAGAACCAGTAGAAGAATTAGCTAATCTACCTTCTGCTTATGCAGTTAAAGCTCCAACAGGATTAGCATTTACTGATAGTGATTCTAGTGCTACAGGTAGACCATTCTTATCTTGGGATGAACCAACTGATTTTCCTGACTATCAATATAGAGTTAATGTCGTAGATAGTTCAAACAATCAAGTTATTAACAGAATAGTAGATGTAGAGAATTGTGATCTTAATTTTGTTCCTACAGGTTCTTATGTTGCTAATGTTACTTCTTTAAATACTTTAGGTACAGAATCAAACCCTGCTAGATTTCCAACAACAGGAACTTTCACTATAGGTGATGCTCCTACAGCAACAGCAGATATTAAAGATGATGCAATTGTTACAGATAAGATATTAAATAATGCTGTTACTGATGCGAAAATAAACTCTTTAACAGCAAACAAACTTACAGCAGGTACTATAGATGCTTCAGTTATAACTGTTACTAATTTAGATGCAGATAATATAACTTCAGGAACTATTGGTTCAGACAAAATTGTTGTTGATGACCTGTCTGCAATAAATTCTGATTTAGGGGATATAGATGCAGGTAGTCTCAACATAGGTTCAGGTGCTTTTACTGTAACAAGTGGTGGTGCTTTAACTGCAACTAACGCAATTATAACTGGTGAAGTAAATGCAACGAGTGGAACATTTAATGGTTCTATAGCAATTGGTTCAGGAAACAACATATTTAAAGCAGATACTAATGGTATTTATTTAGGTAATACTTCGTATGCATCTGCACTTTTCAAAGTAAGTCCTGCAGGTGTAGTGCAAAGTGATAAGCGTATAACATCAGGTACAGGAACAACACAGGCTACATTAAGTGGTGAAGATACTACTTACAGATTTTGGTCAGGTGGTACATCAGGAAGTACTGCTGATTTCTCTGTTTCTAAAACTGGTGAGATTATAGCTAAGAAAATTAGTATATATAATAATGAAGGTGGTTTGATATTTAGTTCTGATGCAGGTTTTTCAGATTTAGCATTAACACAAATATCTGCTGTTACAGGAACGCCTGTTCAAAGTGTATCAGATACATTTAGTGCTAATGGTGATACTTCTGCTTCTTGGCAATCAATAACCTTAGTTGCTAATACTAATTTAAGTGTTTCTGTTTCTTTAAATACATTGTTTGGTGGAGATGGTTTTTCTAATACAAGTTCTGCTCTTGCAACTGCTGATGCTTTAGCAGAAATACCTGATAACTTTACATTACAGATGCAATACTCATCTGATGGTGGTTCTAATTGGAATAATATTGCTATTACAACAGGTGGTTCAGGTAATTCACAACAATTTACAAAAACAACCTCAACAAATCCAACTGCACAACAATATTCTGTAGAAATTACGACTGAAGCAGAACCTGCATTTTTTGTTGCTTTTGCTGATGTAAGAAAAGGCAACTCATTAAGTAATTATGGTTCTGTTGATGCAAATGGTTTTACAAATATAACAGGAACAATTACAAACCTTGCAGGTACATCAAGTGGTACAACTTATAAATTTAGAACATTAGTAACCACAACTGATTCAGGCTATAACACTGTTAATAAAGTTACAGCCACAGCACCAAGAACATTGACTATCACTGATACTTCAGGAGATGGTTTTTATATAGATAATGGAGATGGTTCACAAACTGTTCCAACAGGAGATATTACATCTGTTACAGCAGGTACTAACCTTAATGGTGGTGGTACTTCAGGTGCTGTTACCCTTAATCTTGATTCTACTATTAGTGGAGATCATACTTTTTCAAACAATGTAGTCATAGGCGGAAATTTAGACGTACAAGGCACAACAACAACAATTGATACTACCAACCTAGATGTAAAAGATAAAAACATTACTCTTAACTATGGAACTGGTGATACTTCTGCTAATGCAAATGGTGCAGGTATAACTATTCAGGATGCTGTTAATTCAACTACAAATGCAACCTTAACTTGGAATACATCCAACGACAGTTTTAACTTTTCACACCCAGTTAATGTAACAGGAAACTTAAAAACTACAGGCAATTTAGATGTAGATGGAATTATTGATAACACTAGAAATAATGGAAATGTATCAGCTCCTAACACTTCAGACCATACAGCAGGTACAAGAATTAATTTTTATGATGCAAATGCAACAAGTTGGTATGCAATGGGTATTGAAAGTAGTACCTTATGGTTCAACACCGATAGCAAATACAAGTGGTATGAAGATGCTGCTATAAGAATGACCTTAGATGGTGCTAATTTAACTGTAACAGGAAA